AAAAAAAAAAAAATGAAAGTAGACTTTCCTTGTTTCCTGCTGGAATCAAACCAGCGCCTTGCAATTACTCATGTGCTCTCAACGTACACCAAGTACTCCAAGGGGTCTCCTTTCTATATAGTGCATGGTAAAAATTTTAAAGAATATGGGCTGAGATAAGAATAGCTTGTTTACCGTCTTCATATTCAGAAACGATAGTTTTATGGCTCTTGATTTTAAGCGGCATACCTTCAATAGACACACGGTTGTCTGTAGTACCAAAATTCAATACCAAATCAGTAGCAGCTTGGTGGTCGATTGGATCAATGAGAATAGACCAATGAGTGCCATCAATGTTTTTCAATTCGTATGGGTATTTATCCAAATATGTTTTCTTCATCAAGTTCTCCTTTTCAAAAAAAAAAAGAAAGAAGTGTAGATTACTCTACAACCTCCGTCTCTTCAACAACTTCAGGAGTATTTTCATACTCTTCAAGTTCAGCAATTTCATAGTCGCCGTCAATTACATCGGCATCGAATTCTGCGGGCATCCCAGCATCGTATGCTTTCTTGCCAAGGAATCCGATAAGGGCAGCTCCTGCAATAGCTCCACCAATTTTCCATTTGTTAGATTTGACCCAATTCCAAGCTTGTTTAGCTTTTCCTTGTTTCTCTTCAACAACTGGTTGTTGGTCAACCATCGCAAGAAGCTTAGCCTTCTCTTCATCTGACAAGTTTTCAAATACGCTACCGGCAATAGCCTCTGCATTTTCAATAACTTCAGTAGTTTCTGCTTCTTTCAATTGTTTTACTTTTGACATATTAATGTCCTCCTTTTTATTTGTTCTATATAGTGGTATGTAAAAATTTTTATTTAAATTCAAATGTGATAATCCAGCGCTTATACATATCGTTATAGTAATAACGTGGTCGCTTGATTTTAGCGGCGATCTTAGGATCTTTCAAATATAGTTGGAATAGATATTCTGCAATATCTTCCATAATATCCAAGTCATCTTCAATATGGTCATTAGTGCTGATAGGTAGAAGATTGAGCGCGATACCAGTATCATCTTGTCTGTTGTAGCAGATACTTGTACGATACAAAGCGTTGACCAGAATTACATTGTTAGGGAATAATAAGATTTCGTTACTCATTTCTTTGCTCCTCCTTTTTCAATATATAAGATATCGCCGGTAACCATATTACCGAATAGGAAATTCTTTTCGAGATTGGAAGTCTTTGCGTAAACTACATCACCTTCCTCGATAGAATAGTCTTCACCACCGTCTTTCTTAGTAAGCGCGGCGTATACAGGCCCGTCTGCCCCTTTGAGGGTCACCTTTCCAAAGTATCCGTATTCATCTTTACTTTTATCATAGGCAGACATATCGACAGATACAACTTCCCAGCGAGTAACCTTATACCAGTCTTCTGTTTTCTTGAAGTCTTTAGCATCTTCCAAGGTTACAATATCGGCATGCGGTGGGTGAGGGATAAAATACCAGACACCACAAGCAATGGCACCAATAGTAGCAATAGCAGCGATAATCAACAATAGTTTATTTTGGTTTTTGATTTTAAGGTTAAATTTCATGTTCATATCCTCCTTCTATAATGAATTCATCAAGAATTTTGTTTGCGTTTTTGATTGATTCCTCAATATAAGATTTATGGTCTGCACCTAGTTGGGCAAAGTTATGGCCACAATACCAATTACCGCCATACTCCTCAGTACACCAGTCAACCCATTCTTCAGCTGTTTCCATCATATATTGTGTTAAATATAGTAAGACAACAGCTTCGGTTGTGATGAAATGAATAAAGGATAAGTCGTTCATCTTTTTAAGACGCAACTCACGGTTCTTGGTTTGGGCGATACGTGCGGTACTTTCTGACATCAACTACCCCCTTTAGCTTGATGTAATATACGGATTATGTTATAGTAGCAATCACGGAAATATTCCATTTTGTATACTATTACATCCCATGTTTCGTAGTTATTGACTCTGGGCATATCTGTTTTTACCATTTCGATACAATTCTCAAAGTCGGCATCGGTTGGTGATAAATCAAAGTCCGTAATCTTAGTACGAATGCGAGTCGTAATCTTATCGATACCATCCTGCCCAACATTGGTTATCGTTCGAACCTTGAAATATGCGAAATACAAGCCTCTAATGTCTTCCTCATACTTCTTAATAAGGTCAGAAGTATAATAATTTTGGATAATAACCATAGTTGAAATGAATATAATCTTAAACATCTCAAAATCATATTCATTACATTCAAGATGGTTATCAGCCATAATCCCGAAAATATATGGGTAGAATAGCTTTCTAAAACCAATATCAGCTTCCATTAGGCTATAGAGAGTAGGATAATTATCCTTATCGGCATACTGCATAAATATTACTCCTTTTATATTATACCCAAAAAAAAAGAAAGAAGTGTACATTAGTACAGCTTCTTAATGAAATTCTTTGCGCTAGACGTGAATAAGCCATCTTCGGCTTCATAGTCTCTGATGATCAAAATACCGGCAATGCTAGCTACCGCGCCACCGATAGTAGTGATCAAAGCAGCCTTAACCTGGGGTTCAAGTTTCTTTTCTTTACCTTGCATATGGCGGACTTTAATATCCGTCAATGTTTTGGTAAGAAAATCAATATCGTCCAAGATTTTGACTTCTTCCTCACTACCCGTTTGTGCTTCGGCCAATTGGGCATTCAGTTCATCGAGTTTAGCCTCGATAGTTTCTTCAATTTTAGCAACGTGTTTTTTCTTAAAAAGTTTCATAACGTTTCCTTCCTTTCTATATAGACAGTTGTAAAAAATTAAAAGAGTATTGTATTAATACTCTTTCTTCAATTTAGTTAGAACGTATCTTGTAACCTCAAGACGTTCGTTGTGTTTCGCAGCATCTTGTTCAACATAGCCGTTTTTCACAAGCCTATCAATATAAGCTTCCTCCATAACAGCGTATGCAGCAAGACAACGAAAACCAACAAATCTTAAAAATTTACGCATAACGTTTACCTCTCTTTCTATTAGGAGAGTTGTAAATATTTAATCTTTCTCCTCAGCTCCACCGTCTGGCAAGTCCTTTGGATCCCAGTATATTACCAAACCAATACGAGGAGGCGTACTACCAAAACCTAAACCATATTGAGGGCGGACAGTGTATCCATTATCTTCAAGTTTGATTTGGATTTCATCAAAAATGAATTGTAGAGAATCTCTCCATTCTTCATCTGGAACATCGACATCGGGTCTAATTGATTTTGCTAAAAGTCGAATACTGGTCGATCCGAGTTCAAGATTCTCTAACCTATCGTTTAGCTTTTCATATACCTTAGTTAAGTCGATACCAGACCTTACGGCGCTACGTTTATCCGCGATCATCTGTCTAATTTCCGCTGCTGTTTTGAGTTTTGTCATTTCCTTCGTCCTCCGTTTTTCCTAAAGCGAGTTTGAGATTTTCGTATTTTTCCTTCAAATCGAGATATTCATCATAGTAATAAGTGGCGACATCATCTCGAAATTCCCATCGCTTCTTATACATGTTACGTTCCTCAGTTAGAGCCTTAACCTCTTTCTGATGTTTTTCTTCCAGCTCATTAATCTTGTTAGCTGTATTTATCTCAATTAAAGTAATACAGATTGTCACAAAAATCAGAGCCGAGACAATAACCGTCGTTAGTTCTTTCCATCTGGTTGACATATATAATCCTTTCTAAAAAAAAAATAGGAGACCTTTGTAGTCTCCATTTAGAAAAATAGGTCTAAAATCCATAGACCCAATAAGAATTGCCACCAAGTCATATCCTTGTCTTCATTCTTCTTGTTCATATTATTTACCTCTCTTTCTATATAGATAGTTGTAAAATCTTTTTCAAAAAAAAAGAAATGAGCGTATTAAACGCTCACCTTAATCCATGTAGTATCTTCGTCGCTAAATAGTTCAGTACGATAACCAGCCTCCAATAGTGCGCCGTATACCAGATCTAAATTACCAGCCAATGCTCGGAAATCGATTCCATTAATACCGAAATCTACGACTGTAATATTCGTAATTTCAATATCAACTTTACCTTCCAAGTATTTGTCTGCAATATAGTCATGGATACGTTCCACGATTGCGCTCAGGTTATCGCGAACTGTGTTGCGATCTTCCAATTTTAACATAGACAATTTGTTCATAATAAGTTACCTCATTTCTTTATTCTATATAGAGATATGTAAAAAGTTGAAAAAAAGAAAACCGAAGTTTCCATTTTAGCGTCCAAATAACGCCAAGATAAATCCTCCGATTACTCTTAGAATAGCTAAGACTCCATAAAATAGAATCCATAGTACTAGCAACACTGAAATAAATACTGCCATTTTTATTCTCCTTTTTATATTCATAGTATTCTATATAGAAGGTTGTAAAAAATTGAAAAAAAAAGAAAGGGTTGTAATAACCCTTAATTATAAATACAATACAACAACCTAAAGTATTTCCTAAAAATCATAGTCATCAAAGTATCCAATTCCTTAATAGACCGTCGTTCTTTAGACTTCTTAAATAAGCCATCTGCTTTTCTCCATTTATCTATAGTAATAGTAAGTTTGCATAATAGAACCTCGAACTCTTGTTCTAAGTTCATATCATGTACAAAATCACCATTCTTTGCATATCTGAATAGTTCAAGACAGTTGTCTTTAAAAAGTAAAGCATAAACGATCTTCTGGAATTCACCTTTACTACAACCATAATCGAAATAAAACTTTATGATATTGTTTGTTACTTTATTAACTTCCATAGTTATTTACCTCTCTTTCTATATAGATAGTTGTAAAATCTTTTTCAAAAAAAAATGAGCGTTGTAGATTTTACTCACACAACGCCCTTAATATCATTCACGAAGTTTCTCAACATACCACTCACCTGTAATATCGCCTAAAGCCATCCATCCTTCAACATCATTGTGTCGGACTTTAGCCCAATGCCAGTCACACCTTGTGGTTAGGTCGAGTACTTCGTATTTCTTGTCAATCTCGCAGATACCAATAGACTCAGCTACTCTAGTCGGTTCACGGCGAATATGGATAGACATACGAGGAACCACGAACTTAGGCTCCCAGTAAATATCCTCATACTCTTTAATCTTCTTCTTAAGGGTTTCTAGAGCTTGACGCATACCGCCAGCTCCAGTCCAAGGTTGTAGAACACCAAAGATACGGATAAATACAGGAACGGCTACGTTCCAGTCGTAATGCTTCAAATCTCGTCCATGCGTCTCTTTGAATATCTGCTTCAAATATTTAAGATCTTCGGGGTGACCGATATAAGCGACTTCGTTCTCATCACCATTATAGTAATAGATTTTGTCCTTATGCCAGCCTTGAAGATAATCAAGTTTAGGGTCACCGCCCTCAATCCTAAATGTAAAATGAATAGCCATTAAATTGCATTCTCCAGTTGTTTGATAATCTTGTCAAGAGTAGCCTTGATGTTGTTATCAGAAGTTGTTGGTCTAAGTGCTCCAAAGATACGAATATAAACAGGAACTACATTATTCCACTGATAGTCCTTCAAGTCTCTGCCCGTAGTATCCTTGTAGATAGACCTTAGATATTTCAATTCTTCGGTGTTGTGAACTGGTTGAATTTCATTGACAGCACCATTGTAATAATACACGGTACCGGCGCTCCAGTTCGGGTCACCTTTGATTTCAAATGTAAAGTCCATTGTCTCTCCGTTCGGTTGAGGGGCTTCAGGAGCTGGGTCACCGGCACCAACATCGCCATCAATACCATCAGAATAAGGAGGGTATGTGAAACCAATAATAGTCTCAGCACCACCGCCTAGTGTCCGTGTACGATAACGTGCAGGGCCGCCACCTAGTCCTCCGTCTACGTTCTGCTCAATAGTTTGGAATCGTCCTGCGCCATCCGGGTTGGATATAACAAGGCCCGTATGCCCATAACCATGATAGGATACTCGCATACAGAATATAGCGCCAGCACGAGGGGCAGTAGGCCCGGTTGTGAGCCAACCATTCCCTCTACCGGCGTTAAGCATATCTATACCGTTACCACGCATCGACCGCCCAAAGAATTTCTGGGCAATCATATTAGGTAAGTCAACACATTGAGCACCAAAGGCACCATCCGCGTCAACCCCAATTCCTCTATCGGCAATACTTCTAGCCCAGTTAATTACTTCAGCTTTGGTCGCCATTATAGTCTCCGTTGTATAGAATTCCTTCTCGGTCAGACATTATAACTTTTGAAGCAAGTTTCGCATCGAGTTCCTTAATATAGGTGTTGCCTCGAAGCTTCTGATAATCAGCGATAATATGTCGGGTCATAATATATTTTTCGTCATAAGTAAATTCCGTAGAATTGTATATAGCGAGATATTCCGAACGTAACATAGACCGCTTAATCGAATTCAACTTATCATTTTGCTCATTCGCATAACGTTGCTGACGTGCGACATCTTCTTCTTTTTCCTTTTTAACCTTATCAATATACATATTAACACTCCTAGTTAGTAAACTGATAAGGGCAATAATAAAAAGAGAAAGGCCTGTTAAGACCTTCTCATCCATCAATAATCTCTGCATTATCTATGTACGCTTCCTAAGTGTATGGTTTATTCTTTTTCCTTTGGAGTGTCGTAACCCAAAGCTTGAGGTGAGTCACCGATACCTTTAGTAGTAGGGTCAGTTACAACACCAAGAATAACCAAGATAAGCACGAAAGTATTCACACCGTCTTTGATGTTAGTAGGGATAGTTAAACCGAATTGTTGAAGCATCAAGAATACTGCTGAGATAAGAGCAATAAGAGTAGCGCGGTTTTGAAGACGAAGTTTAAGATTAAGTTTCATAAGTTATATACCTCTTTTTGATTTATTTTGAATTTTAGTGATTAGCGCGAGGGTTAGGCCAAGGCCATGCTACCCCAACACCATTTTGTTCGTTCTTACCGTTCTTGTAGAAGGTCTTGATGGTATCTTCTGCAGAGTAGGTATGCTCACGAATAAACTGAACGAGAACGCGGTTGCCTGTCCCATATGAGTTGTTGATTGTAGGGTCTTCAATAGCAACGACGTCGTTAGCTTTATAAGTCTTACCTACAACAGCGTCTGGTACAAGCTTGAGCAATGCGCCATACAATACAGGGTCAATTGGGTCATCGCCGGTGTAGTCCTTAGTGACAGCGTAAATGGTAAACACGTCGATGAGGGCTTGTAAGCGGTCAACCTTCTCGTCAGTCTCTTTGATTTTACGGTCTGTAAAATTCTCAGAGAATAAGATAGCCAGCGCATCATCAAACAACTCATCGTTAGGTTTGTCGATAGATGTTGGTGGCAAGTTAATTGGGTGATAAGCACCTTCAGCATTACCCAATACAACACGAGTTGCCAAGGGTTTGTTGTCGGCGCTATATGTGAGTGATTTTGATTGAAATTCTAATTTCATTCTATCTCCTTATTTGAGCATTAGCTCCACCAGTTGCAGGTGCTGTAGACTCTGCAATCCAGCTAGCATGACCACGATACACACGGTTGCCACCAGAGGTAGACTCCGTATGAGCGATAGTCCCATCAGCGTTAAATGACCAGAGGGCGGGGTTTATTATAGTTGTACCGGCGTTACGATATAAGACAACTTGGGTGTTTACCATAGGTTTGAAGCCATTTGGAATACGTTCTCCAAGTTTGGCATTCTCCACATTTACGTTAGGGTTAGCTATTGAATTGATATCGACTGTAACAATACGACCGCGCTTCTGTAGAGTAGCCTTAATACCCCAGCCAATTGGGACATTTTCTAAATAATAAACAGGCGTGTCTTCACCTTCATATGATTTCCAAGGCTGCCATATATTTCTAACTTTTACACGATATCCCGTCCACCCTCCGTTATACCCATATGCTTCTTGGAATACATAACTTGATAGATTGTGCGAGATAACTCGGATATAAAACCATTCATCTTTAGCAGGGACGTTTGTCGGTCTAAGGCAACGATAAAAACCCGTCGCTAGAATATTATTTGCGTCATATCTTTCCGATAAAATGATTGCTTGACCACTATCTTCAGTCAACGCATGTGTAGACAACTTCTTGTTGTTGATATACACATCACCCGAAATATCTAAAGCACCACGCTCCCGAACCTTGTTGATACCGACACCAAATGGGTCATCAGTCCTATGTACCTTGATTGTACCGACAACTAGACTCTGGTCTGCCTTATTTCCAAAGGCGTCCTCATAAGCGATATAAACGGAAAACGAATTACCGGTAGAATAATCAGCAGTTAAGTCGACTATTGCATCGGCGTCATTTATACCAAATATACTTACGAGGTTGCCTGAAGTATCATTGACAGTAGTATTGGTTGTGGTGTTCTTTACAGTAACAGTACGCCTACCAGCATTGACGTTACGGTTCTGGTCATCAAATAACGGAAAGGTTTTACCATTGAGGTAAAGTCTTAGTTTCTTCTCATCATCGTTACGGCGGTCAACACGAGCACTACAAACTGGAGGAGAGTAGTTGTCGATTTGAATAACCTTCTCAAAGGCTGCTGATGTCGAACCACGAGAGTCTCGGATTGTGACATTTAGAATATGTTTACCGCTTGTATTGATGTTGTTGAGAATAACATTTTTGCCAACGACCTCTCTTAGAACCTTAGCGTCCTGCATAAGTCGAACCGTCATGCCGTCATCAGGTATAGTCGCACCATACTTGGTTTCAAACTCACCTAGCGATACCTGTATCTCAGATAATATACGAACATATTTTAAATTCTTAAGAAGCTCTTTACACTTAGCGTGTTGCTCCTCTGTATTAATACCTTTGATAACAGGCTTCTCGGTATCTGGGATACGTAGTCTAATTTGTGAAGCAGACCGACCTGTTTCGATGGTTGTCCCATTACGATATGTGATTAGCGTAAGAGTCCCAACACCCTCATTAGATTGAGGGAATTTGGATGCCAGATCCAGAGGAGGCGTCCATGTCGCAGTGTCTCTCATAGGGTCGATTATCTTTGTATCGACGTCACCGAAGCGCAACCATACAGTGTTATACATCTGGTCTGACTTACGTCTTGCAGTGAAAGTAATCGGCTGTCCGAGAACACCTTGATAGTCACCCATAGGGTCTGAAGCACGAGGGATATCCGTTAAAGCAAACTGCCTATTACCAACAACCAACTCGCCAGTAAAGGCAAAAGCGGTACTGTAGGCATTAACAAAAGCATCAACGTTTGCTACTTGCTTACCGTCTGAGCCGTGTGGATAGTTGAAATCCCAAGTCCCAAGATATACTTCTGAGTTAAACCCAGGCCCACTAATTTGAACGGTCTTATTTTGCTTCTGCCCGCCGCAACGAGCCTCTACAAACATAGGGCCGTAAAATGACTGAGTACCAACTTTAAGCCATAAGTCTATGCGAACGGTAGACGAGTTGGCGGCTTGATTGACACCAATCTCATACGCGTTCATTCTAAGGGAGTAACCGTTATTTACCCCCGAAGTCCAAGTTGCCATATTATCCTACCCTTCTATATATTTAGTAATATTCCGTGTAGGATCAGATGGATCCTGGAATGTAATAAAACGACCGATTTGAAGACTTAAGGTGAAAGCACCCGAGTCAATGTTAAGCCGTCCTTGAGCGATTGAGGCAATCTCTTTACCTGCAGACATAAATGAAATACGGTTAGGTGTGAATATCAACCGTTCGCTATTATCCTGCTTACCGATAGAGAGACCTTCCTCACTCTCAACTACTTGAGTTGTGATGAACTCACGAATATACGCATACTCACCAAACTGCTTAGATACCTCAGATCTTAAACGAGCAGACATTACGCGCAAAGACTCCTCAGCCGCTTTTCGACCAGCCTCATCTGTATCACGAATACGTTTAATTAAGTCCGCCCAGTCTGTAGATACCTTTCTCATGATATCGTCATTTAAAGCCTTTAGCGCTTCATCCTGAGCTTCTTTAAGTAGACGTTGTTGTTCTAATACAGAGTCCGAGTTAGCCTTACGTCCCAGTTCGATAGTAGTCTCAACAGGACTTGGTTCGTATGGTGTAGCATGTTCGCCTTCTTCAAGCTTAAACCCACACACCTGAACCTCAAATAACTCAGTGTTGGTCGCAAGTACTGTAAAGTAAATACGAGCAGCCTTGGGGTCGTTGTCACCCATCTTAGTTGGGTCGAATTCGAAGGTCTTAGATAACTGCACCCATTCATTAGATACAATATAATCTGTTAAGAAATCTCCGAATATAGACCAGTCCTTCAGCATTGGGTAAATATACATCTTAGCAGTTGAAGCACCACTAATCTTCCTCGCATAGCAAGAAATGGTGTACTTAGTTCCAGGTTTGAGTTCTACACCTTTGTAGTCACCACCATACCAACATACACCAATATTCTTACCAGAAGAACCGGCTTTGTTTTTAAACCTAACACCAGTAGAAACAGAAACAACTGGTGGGTCTTGGATTTGAGTATATCCGAATTCAAATAACGCATGGTTTTCCGAATGCGAATAATATCGGTCTTGATTTGCATAGTTCTTAGATACTGACATAGCGTTTGTGTCTAAGAGCAAGTTTTCACCGACTTGGCCATCACGCCCTGGTTTCCCATCTTCTACGTCGGTGATCGTGATCTGACCACTAGATACAACAACCATTTGCTTCCTTTCTATTTTGTCTCAATGGCTACGGAAAATGTAGCACGGTTTAAAACATCAGCATTGGTTAAATTAAAGCCTTTCATTCTAGCCTGAGGTTTCTTAGCCCATTCTTCATCGGCAACCCCATTCGCTAAAATCTTAGTCCACCTGTAAGCGAACCCTTCTCCTTCAGTATCAATCTCCTCATCGTTACGATATAGCTTTGCCGTAATACGAGTGTCGATAATACCATTCTTAAACGTATCACCATTACTAGAATGAACGACGGTTAAGATTGGAGAAATGCCATCACTTACAGTTGAGAATGTGATATCCTGGAACTCAACTACTTCACCCCGAACCAGAGCCTGAACCGTAATAAGCGCACGACCACTAGTCCCAATATTAGCCTTGGATACAGTGAATTTATCCCCTCTACCGGCTACTTGGTTGTCTATGTAGTACACATATTCAGCTTCAGTAAACTCGCTAGAACCCTTGTATAAGGTAGGAATAACATCACATGTATCAGAGACTTCACGGAACATGGTAGGGCCTGTCACTTTTACATTCATTTTGAAAGGTTGAGCGTCGGCCACCATCTGAGCCATCGCCTTGCTAAGAATAGAGTTGTTCGTAGGTCTAGTAGCGACAACATTGGATAGTGTAATCTTAGTTTTGGTCTGGTCTGTTGAGCATCGCACCATCTCAGTGACACGGGCTCTAATCAGAAGACCTCCCGCGAAGTGTTCATCAGTTAAGAAGATAATATCGCCAATACGGATATCATTACGTTGTAGAACTACAGCTGAGTTTAGCTCAATCTCCCATGTTGTAACAGGATACATGTAGGTCTTCAACATCTTAACCGCATAAGCCCAGGCCTGTTTGTAATCCGTGAATTCGGTCTTCACATCACGTACAATCCAGTTATCACAGTTCTCACGTTTGTTGAGTGAGGGGTATAGTCTAGCAGATATAGGCGCATAGATTGTCGTAGCATTACGAGTACAGTAAATCTCGTTATGCACACCATCTGCCGCCTTAACCTCTCTAGCCTTGGGTTGTTTGATGTAGTTGCCGTCTTTGTCACGGATACGGATAGCAGAGAAGAGGTTGGTTTTATCCTCTTTCTTCACTACCGATACAATATCCCGACCCATCTCAAGGCGGATATCAGTACGAACTCGTCCTAGACCATCTTCACGGTCATCAGCAAGAGCACGGGATCTGTAGACATTAAGCTCGTACTTGTCGATTTGTCCTCCCTGATTAAGATAGGTACGAATATCCATCTCACAATCAAAGGCTTCGACAAGCTTGATAATACGGGCTAGACAAGTGTCGTCATCAGACTCAAACTTAAGAGTAAGCTTTGTGTCACGAACGTCGCAACGACCCAAGTCAATCTTAGTGAACCTGAACAGACCCATAATATCGGCATACTCAAGAAAAGTATGCGGTTCTTTTGCTTCATATGCTCGAACTTTCTCGTTTAATAGTTCAAGGTTTGCCGAGTTACATTCGAATTCAATTGTCGTATTGGTCTCTTTACGGTTTATAACACTGAAGACATAATCTCGGCCATCATCTTGGAATGAGATATAGCAATCAGAGGTCATCTGCTCAACTCTAGGGTTAATTTTACCGTTCAGATACTTATCAACCTTAAAGTTAAAGGTTGAGGAACCCTTACCACAGTATTCATGGAACTCTTCGTCGTAATACTTAAGAGAACCAGGTACATCATTATTTATATGATCGGTGACATTCATAGCGTTATCATGAACTGTCAACTGCCATGCCGGTTTTGCAATCATTTTGAAGTTTTGGCTCTCCTTTCTTACAACCAGGCTTCATCCCATTCTATAGTAACATCAGGTGCTTGTTCACAGAAGTCAGATGAATGAATTTCTAGCTTAGACTCACCTGGAGGGATTGAGAAGTAGCGCGAACCGTTAATAAGGTCGCCAGCGGCAGATACACCAACCTTAGAAGATGATGGGTTAGCCACAAATGACACCTTACCTTGTTCCATGTCTACTACAACCTCACTACCCTTAGCATACTTGTTAGGAACTAAGTCATAGCGCTCAGCATTATTCTTAACGAAGCGAATGGATTGAATACATAGAGTATCTAGTGAACCTACACCATCTCTTTCGCCTTTATAACGCCCCGCCATAACCCAAATCTTAGTACAAGTCAGGTATTCTTTGGAAGGGTCGTTTAGCGTCTTAGGGATACCGTTATAAGAGAAAGTCAACTTAGGCCCTTCTTTGATAATATAAGCATCGCCAGTACGACTATTAAAAGCTACGTTTGGTCGAGGTTGTCCAGGCTCGTTATTGTTTGCACCGAAGCTATTCATCTCACGTTGGTACGTCGCACCAGAGTGGATATCGCCTAATGAGAAGGACTGCCATGTGATTTCACCTGTCGTATCCGGCTTCTCGATAGTGTATGCACAAATAACATGGTTGTCGTCGGTCATAAACATAAGCGATAGCGCTCCTGATTGACCAAATGCAGACTCCCAGACTTTCATGTTGAAATCGCAACGCCAGTCTTTAGCACCTTTTACGCCCGTCTTGTCGTTAGGGAGAACGTATTCGTAAATACCGCATCCCCAGTCGCGACCGACACCCTTACTACCTTGTCCGTTCCAATGGAGACCAGGTGCAGGATACGATTGACCACCAAGACCTTTCTCACGCCAACCAAGTTTAAGTCCACCGATTTCCCCATGACTAGCAAAAGGTAGAGGTGAAATGTTCTGGTATCGGCTAGAGACTTCTGTAAACTTAGCCCATTCAGCCTTATCTTCGGGTTTAATATCTATTAAAGTATGTGATTGGTTGAACTGACCTGAGGCAACCCGAGTACCTGCGACATCAGCTAGACTTGTACCGATTTCCATAATACCGTTCTGGTTTACAAGCCCAATCCAACCATTGTCAGAATTGTTATGAACCCTAATCTTAGGGTAAGCCGGAGCAGACCCTGTATTGTTTAGAGTTATTTTGACAGTTTTCCCTTCTTTAGTGAGAGTTCCAATGTCGGCGCTTCTTGTTGACTCGTTGAGTACCTTGGTAACTTCTGAGTGAAGCAGTCCATCGGGTACGTCAAACGCTATTGAGACAGTAACCTTACCGGCCTTGATATCTTCTGAGAATTTAGTAACCCCCGTGGCCACGGCCATATAGTATTTACCATCTTGGTCATCGAACTGCAATTTCTTAGGCCCATTTGGACAGTCTAACGCTCTGGCTAGCTTAGTTCTAAGGGCTAGGAAATCAACAGGACCTCCGCGTAATGTAGCTTCCACATTGATAGGATATGTCGCTCTATGGGCCGATACCCAGGTCTTACCAAAACGACCGACGCCGGCGGAATACGAATGTTCCAAACCGGCACCAGCGTTACGTTCTACCTTAGTTACAGCATCAAAGAGTTTACCAATATCAACTGCTTCAGTACCCTCACCAAAGATTATGGAGAAATAGTTCTCATCCCTCATATCGTTGGTAATACTCCATCTAACATATTTAGTCGATCGTTATAGGAACGTTGTGCATCAGCCATGCCTGGAGCAAGAGCCCGATTAACGAGGTCTTTATCCATAAATACGGGACTAACACGGTCTTGAGCAAGGAGCTCGTTACCAACAGTTCCGACTTCTGCAAGAGTCTCAAGCTTACGATCAAGAGCATTAAGACCTTTAACTACTTCATCAATAGAATATCTATTGCTTGCTTGCGCCCTTGTAGCAGGGTTAAGCGCAGAGTAATTTACTCCGCCTGATAGGTTAAGTGAACCAGCACCGCTCCAGTTATATCCATCGAGATTTGTTGTATCGAGGACAGGAGTAATAGTCGGGTTCATATCCATATTCTCATCCAGATATCCAGTCATAGTCTCCATAGAAGACTGAACGAATTCATTGACCTTATCCATGTTTGAGGAAATGGCTTCCATGGATTTAGTAGAACCTAAACCTCCAGCAAATTCCCTAACAATAGCGAGACCCGAACGGAATACCCCGCGCCATCCGTCACCAGAGAAGACACCCTCTTTGGCTGGAGATTGTGGTTGGTGATGTTTAACCTTGGAGTTGACCTTAGCCATAGCGTCATCTACTGCCTTAAGGGCCGCTTGAGAAGCAAGACCCCCAGCAAAGGCCTTAGTGATAGCCTCACCAGAGTTAGCCGCAGTACCAGTGCCTTTAAGACCGCCTTGCGCTGCCTTATTAACCTCACCTGCCGCCTTAGATGCTTTGCCTTTATTCTCATCAGACTTAAGATTATTGGCGTAGGATGTAACTGACTTATCGGCAGAGTCTTTACCATCAAACTTCATAGCCTTCTGAGCGGTATCAGCAACAGACTTGGCAGATGACTCGGCAGTCGTCTTACCGTTACCGATAGTATTACTATAGTTGGTCATACCAGTACCAGCGAGGTTGATACCAGGGGCGAAGTTACCCAAAGTTGTGTTGAGGTTTTGTTGTGTTGTGGTTGCTTTCGCATTTACATCACCCGACATCTTATCCATAGATGCGCCAACCTTAGTATTGGCATCATCAACAGCCGCAGCCGCCTTATCACCCATACCCTCAACAGGTTTCATGTATTCATCCATGTTCTCTTGAGAGATACCGGCAAAATCACCCGATGCTAGCTTATCAATCATCTCTTGATTAATTTCACCAGTCTTAACCCCAGCCAAAGCTTTGGTTACATCTAGTTGACCACCCATATGCTCGTTGAGTTTAGTGAATGCTGAGCTAATAAGACCAGTATCGAAGCCTTGACCGTCACCAGACAGACCTTCTTCAACAGCCTTCTTAACTTCGCCACCGCTTTCCTTAGCCTTCTCTTTAGCCGTAAGTACTCCGTTAGCGTAATCAAATCCTGCAGCTTCTGCAATATATTTGATTTGGTTCTCAGACATACCCAGTTCAGCCATCTTGGATAATAGTTTACCTGCTTCTTGTGCAGAAATTGAACCATTTTGAAGTCCTTTGATGAATTCTTCAGGCCCTTGAATACCAAGTTGTGAACAGTAAATACGGAAGGTATCCAAACCGTCTTTACCTGATGCGGCAAAGCGACGAGCAGCTTCTGCTTCTTCCGGCCCAAGCGCATCCATGGTTTCAATGGCTTTCTTTATACCTTCTTCTGTTGCGATTGACGGATAGTCTTTGAGTTCATCCAAAGCTTTACGACCGGACTCAGCCATAGCCTTAAATGCTTCATCGACTTTAGGGGTCATCTCTTTGACCTTATCACCAATGAATGGAATGTTCTCCATAGACTTCAGCATCAATACAGTCATGATACGGAGACCTTCTAAGATAACCTCAGTGAGTGCCTCAACCATCTCCAGACCAGCCATAACAAGAACATTCTTATTATTTCTAATCCATTGAGCGACTTGGAGTAAGCCTTGTAGAAATGCGTCACAGAATTTAGTAAACCAGCCAGGCATAGCCTCAGTTAATTTAATAACCGCTTCACCCGCAATAGTTACTAGAACTTCTGCAATCTGAGCAGCCATAGAAAGAATACCTTCAAGGAATCCGGTCATCAGGCGAATACCAACTTGGATAATACGTCCAATATTACCTTCAACCCCTTCAATGAACCCGACTACTATACCGGTTACTACACCAGCCGCGACACGACCCATATCATCAGCACCCTTGGCCGCTTCTTTGAAGAAGTTCGCGACATTCTGCCCACCTTCAGAACCGAGTTTAGCAGTTTCTGTAAGAAGTGTAGTTATTGTGTTGATAAGGTTGGTAATGGAGTTAATGAATCCGGCGGAGGCGTCGGTGACTAGCTTCATTGCGAAGGCCATTGCGACCATTGAACCCGCAACCACAGCAAGACCGGCCATACCTACACCGCTTTGACCTAAACCGTACCCTATAGCCGAAATAACTGCAACAACACCTAGTAGCGCTGCTACCTGCCATCCGAGATCTTTAATTGGGATTGTTGAAAGAACAAGTAACCCTAGTGCCGCTCCAACAACAGATGCAACCACGATACCAAGACCTAGGAATCCGTCTTTCTTAATCCTAGATGCCAAATAAGCAAGGCCAATAAAGCCTGCCATAACTATACCAAGAGCTCCGACAGCAGTGACAACGTGCGCGAGGTCAGTGTTCATCTGACTTAGGATAAATAGACCGGATGCCGCAACCACAACCTCAGCTGCGATTACACCTAGACGTCTAATACCACGAGAGGTTCCGTCTCCGGCAACTGCACCATCACCAAGCTTCATAGCAAGCAATGAGAATAGACCGACAACAATCGTGATACCGCCCAAAGCATTCATGAACGTATCGGGATTTGGCATCTTACCTAATTCTCCTGCAAGTTCTGACATCATTTTGAACAAAAGTATCATACCACCGAACATTACAAGAGCGTTCTTAGCAAACGATTGTTTTGTATTATCCAATTGTCCAAATGCAAAGGTCATAGCCGCCATGACACCAAGCATAGCTAATACTGCAGCACCGCCCTTAAGAAGAACATCAGTTTTCATCTCACCGAGCTTCTCTATAGTACTAGACATCTTCTTGATAGCCGATGCCATAGCACTAAAAGCGAAGACTGAAGCGAACTTAGTACCTTGCATCTTAGATGTTGCAAAAAGAACTGTTGTAATACCAGCTACAATAGTAACTATACCAAATAGACCTTGTTGTAGCTTCCAGAAGTTCATCTCGCCAAGCGCGGCAATTGACGGAACGATATTCCTAATCGCATAAGCGATACCGACAAAGGTTAAGAACGTTACGGCAATCTTCTGAGTACCGCGAACGGTGTTGCCTTGAAGTTTATTCATGATGGCCATTGAGGTAAACATCGCCGCGAGTAAGAGACTTACACCAATGATACCTTGAAGACCTTTCTTCCAGTCCATGTTACCCAATAGAGCAACAGAAGCTGTAAGTAAGAGAATCGAACCAGCGATACCCAACATACCAAGCATGGCTTGTTGCATATTGCGTACTCTAGCAGGGTTGAATTTCTTGGTCGTCCTGGATAATGTGAGATAGAATATCTCGAATACCACTAGAACTCCAGCTAAACCACCGAGACCAACTAAGAGCTTATCGGCAGGAATAGTTGAAAGGAGCCATAATGATGCCACCAATACACCAATAGCAATAGCCATAGCCTTGATGTTTTGAAGACGAGCTTTGGCTCTAAAGAACGAACCAATCCAACCGAACATAGCGGTAAGTGATCCGACTACGGTCTTAGGGCCGTGTGTTAAACTTTTGAAGAAATCACCAAACATGTCTTTCATGGTAAGGACACGCTTACGAGTATTCCAAAGAACTGCGATAGCCGCTGCTAGAGTTAAGATACGACCGATAGACTCAGAGTTCTCTTTGGTAAATGGTTTAAGTGCTTCGCTAAACATATTAGCCATAAGCTTCGCCATATCGCCAATTGTAGAAAAGATACCTTGAGTCTTATTATGGATATGGTCTACATCATCACTAAGTTCGTTGATACCAGACTTAGCTTTCTTCATATCATTTTGACCGAAGTCAAGAGGCGATTTATCGTCAGCATGAGCGGTTGTTACACCAAATAACTTAGTAAAGGCATCCCATACATCTTTAACGGACTCAATAATCTTACTAAATGTCTTACCGATACCGTCTCCGATTTGTTTAACCGAGTCGCCGAAGTTCTTGAATGAGAAATCCACACCTTTGAAATTAGATGAGAAATCGCTAGCAAACTTCTTGACGTTATTCCAAATGTCAATAAGGAACTTCTGAACATCTTCTGGTAAAGAACCGAAGAACTGTTTGAACCAAGGGCCAAAGGTAGACTTAAACCAATCGATAATTCCAGAGAATGTGTTCTTGAAACCATCAAAGATTTTAGTCATAGTTGGGCCGTGGACTGTTTCACCAAGACCTTTCCAGAAGGCACTAAACCAACCGCCGAAAGTCTTCAGGGTCGTCTTATAGTTAGTAAAATCAACTTTAGATTTACCCAGTTCGGTCTTGATGTTATTGGTCATTTCACCGATAAGATTTTTACCATTGGTCAGACCTTCAATAGCGAGTTTAACAACACCAAGTTCGCTAGCCCATTTACGGAAACCGTCAATAGACTTAACAATACCTGGAATAAATCCATCGGCAAAGTTGGCACTCAGAGTTTGTTGGATTTGTTTAAACCCATCAGCCAAATCTGAGAATTTGAAGTTGCCAATACTGAAACCGGCCAACTTATTACTCAACCACTCAAATGCTTGACCTACTGCGTCTACAATAGGTTTAAGGAATGAGAATGAGAATTGGACTTTATCCAGTTTATCGGCGTATTCTCCGAGTGAAGGCCATGTCTTACGAACGACATTACCCAATGATTGGAAGGAGAATGTAGAGTTTTCCAACCATTTTGACAATCCGGCACTCCCTTTAGAGATAGACTCGAAAGGATTAGATGCAAAGCTAGCAAGACCGGATTTAATCTTACTAGTATCAGGCATATCGAACTTGAGTCCTTTAAACATGCCTGTGATATTGCTTGGGATTAGAGACCCCCAGTTAAGGTTCTTGTTAAAGTCTTTCCAGCTACGGATTTGCCCATTAATGACACCATCCATATTCGCATTGAACTGCGCCCAGAAAGTTTTGTAGTTGGTTTTCATGGTTCCGGAGAACGTATTCCAGTCGCTACTCATCTTATTCAGATTTTGACGTAGTTTATTCCCGAACTGTCCAGCAGAACTACTCATATTATGGGTGGCTTTGTTGAAATCAGAGAAACCAATAACGAAATCACCCAGCATCTTACCGAATACTGGGAAGCGTTTCATTGCGGTACCTACACCGAACGCCCAGTCGTTAAATCCTTTATAGTTCTTATCAAGCGTATTGTTAAGAATCTTAAACGGACTCATGAAATGAGCAAAGAAAGTTCGAATATTCTCCCTGGCCTCACGAACACCGGGTATTAATAGCAGGACTGTTTCCCCAAACTTCTTAAGGAAATCAATTACTTTACCGATACCATTTGGGATAGAGTCGAATACACCCATCCAAACTTGAGCGAACTTTCCAAGATATTCATTGACTTTAGCCCAGAAACCATGAACAGCATTTGCGACAGTATCGAATACTTTACCAGCTTTCTCAAAGTTGATAAATTTACTGATGACCGTCTCGATAGTCCGAATAACCGAGCTTACAACGCTAGACAACATACCCAAGAATAATACAAAATTCTTGAACATATGGTCTGGAATAAGAAGCTCAATAATCTTAAGTTTTGCTCCTAATTCAGCGAGAATCCATTTGATTACACCAAATACGGTCTGGAAGATTTGTTTAAATGCTTCAGACTCAGCGGTTCCAATCTTAAGTTTTTCAGTTAAACCTTGGATTAGCCCAATAAGTTTTTGACCAAAAGAAATCGTATGATTGTCGCCAAATACCGTACGGAAAGCTTCTCCGATAGGTTTAATAATCAAGCTAAGAGAATTAAACGCAGTCTCCATGAGTTGGATAACCTTCTGACGACCACCAAGGTCAACAAAAGATTTAGCGAATTCTACAGCTTGATTACCTGCCTTAGATAAGGCATTAGCCGCTAAATTACCCCACTTAGTCCAGAAAGCAGTTACTTCTTCGCTACCTGCTTGACCAATAAGGGTTTCCCAGAAGCGAGCCCATACACTAGTTACCTGGTCAGCAACGGCTTCAGATACTTCTCCAAGAGTATGGAATTCTTCAGCCATCTTAGACAAAGTTTCATCATTAGCCAGTGTCTCCAATGACTTGATAAGGACTTCGTTAGTCAACCATCCTTGTTGAAGTGAGTTACGGAACCCTTCAGACATATCAACATCTTGACCTAATGCCTGAGCAGTTTCAAGCAAGATATCCTTAAACCGTTGAGTTGCCATACCAGCATTTTCAACAGATACCCAGTTCTGAGTATTCATCTTACCCATTTGTAAGGCTTGTTGTACACCAAACTGCAATGACCGGTTAAATCCATCAGTTGATGCACCCGCAGATGCTGCCAAGTTACCCCAACCCTTTAGGGCTGTTGTTGACTCTTTAAGGCCAACGCCCGCATTTACGAACTGAGCCAAAGACCCATGCATTTGTTTAACTGAGTATTTAGTCGTTTCCGCATATTTCTGTAGGTCATCTAGGGAGTCTGTAATATTGCCCATCTCAGAACGACCCAATGCCGCGACCAGCATATTTACCGAGTTAATCTTATCCTCAAACTGTCCGAACCCTTGTTTTACTGGCGCAATAGCGTTCATAACACTACGTCCAAGATTTGTCGCAATAGATAGACCGGCTTGAACAGCAGATGCTGCGATATTACCCAGAGCTACCGTAGCGATAGACTGGAGGAAACTAAATCCTTGTCCAGACTGTTCTACACGGTCGCCCATCTCTTCAATAGCTTGGGCCGCTTGTTGGGTACCACTTGATACGGGGGAGATAAACCCTAACACGCTGGACGCAAAAGTACCAAATCCGCCCGTAGTCCGAGTTAAAGAACCGGCTACTTTATCAAACGCTCCGATAAATACGTCACCAATTTTAGGCGCTTTATCCATCAACTCAATCAGAGATTTAGAGAGACTTTTGGCGGATTTCTCGATATTAGTAAAACTAGATTTACCATCAGATTTACTTAGCCCTTTATCTAGAGCTTCAAGGGAACTCAAAGACTCTTTAAGACCTTTCTTGAACTGTTCGTTATCAATACCGAGTTTGATAAGACGTTCTTCAATTACTTGTCTACTCAACTATTTTTTCCACCTCCCTCATAACCTCTCTTGCTATATCGTCCACAATTGGCCCTACAAAATTGTTAGCAGGAACATAACCACCAGTACCGGTACTATGCCCATTAACAATTAAGACAACCAATGGTGTTCCATCTGATACTTTCTTTGAATTAGAATAGTATAAATTTAAACCATTTTGACTTTTTTCGACTTCCATGTCCCATGACGAAGCTGTGTTGCCAGAACGCTTAGGTGTAGCAGAGATCAGCCGACTAAGACCCCTAGAACCAATTCCATTTAGTCTAGCTTCAGTCTTATGCATGGACTCAGCATTGGACAAAGAAGATTTAAGGTTAGATTTTCGGCGGACGGAAGTTACCTTGATTCGCATTTAATCTAGCCTCCTTCATTTGTTGTATCTTGGCTAGACGTTCTTGGTTAATACGGTCGTATTCAGCCAAGGTCTGCGCCTCTGTTTGTTTCTTCTTAGGAGAGTTGAGCTCACCTATTACATTAAGAAGAGTTAATAGTCTATGTAAGTTCCAGGTTTCACATTCAAATGGTATACGGGCATTAGCCATATAGGCATAGATAACCTCAGAAGTCATCACCACACCCTGCTTATTACCTTGGTCATTCTGCTTAATGGTTGTAGCAGTAGGATTGTCGTTCAGATACATGGACAGTTGGATTACAATGTCTTCCGTTAAGTCTGAATAATCGATGTCCTCTTCACACATTAGAATAAAGTAGTCATAAAGCTCTCCAGTGGTCTTTTCTTCTCGAGTTAGAAAAGGCTTGCGATAGATTGACTCCCATTCAGTTAGCGTTTTAAGACTATGTTCGAAATGTAGTGTCTTCCCTGGCTTAACAAAGAACTGGTTTGTCTCTTCGTTAAAGAACTCCCGATCAGGAGTATCTATAATCAACATAAATATACCTCCATCGAGATAAAAACAAAAGAGAGGCGTAATTTTTTACGCCAAACCTTTATTTCTTCTTGAGTTTAGAAACTTTCTCAGGAACAGTTCCTTTATTTGGATCGCCAACCAAAGTGCCAAAGAATTTCTGAGTTTCTTTTCCGCCTTCAGCTACGTCCACCATCATGCTAACCATAAGCTCTGAATATGCTTCAGAGTTTACGAAGTCTTCCTGAAGCTTCTTGTCTTTACGGAATGTACGTCCATCATCTGATTGGCGTTCACCGTATGCCAGTTTAAGGACAGACTCAATAAAGTCGAAGATTTCATCTACGTCTTCACGAGCCGTCATCTCTTTAACATACTCGTCCCAATCTTTTTTAGCACGTCCCATAATACGCAAGATTTCATCTTTACGCAAGTGGAACCAAAGTTCTTCTGTTGTATCTTTGCCATCAAGCAAGTTTGTATAAGTTACTGTTCTTGAAATCATTATCTATACTCCTTTTGAATTCATTTTGAAATTTTCAGTACCGACATGACCTTAGTCGTCCAACCCCTATCCCGTACTGATTAATTAGCTACTTACCCTGCAGTAAGACCCAGGATTGTGAATACTTCTTCTGGTTTTGGAAGAGTAGCTTCGCCGCTTTCGTCACCATAAAGTTTCTTCTCAAGATCTGCAAGTTTAGTCTTGTCAACAAGTGTGCTGTTGATTTCGATATGGGCAGTTGGTTTCATACCAGCTACAGTAGTTGGTACTGTATCAAAGTCCCATGAGAATTCCAGCGCATCTGGTGACTCATTGATTGTTTGGTATTCCTTACTTGATACACCCGCAGAGGCAGAGTAAACCAAGTGAAGGATATAGCCGTGGTCAAGACCTTCAGTATCGTTACCAATACGAGTACGGTAAGAAAGACCGAAGTCTGAACGAGCTTGTCCTGATACAGTTACACCAGCAAGAGCTTTAGGTGTTCCGCCAGTAGACATAGGCGCACGCTTACCTTGACATGCATTCCACTCTTGTGGATAAGTGTAAGCAGAGATTTGACCTTTGAAACGTTCTTCTGAACGCAGGTTGAGGTACTTCTTGTTGTTAGCATATTTCGCAGTAGACTCCGCGCCTTCTGGTGATTCTGATACTTTAGTCAGACCATTCCACGCAACACCTTTGTCATAAGTACCGTCGGATTTTTTCAGATAGAGGACACCTTGATCCACACCATTTTCAAATAAGCGTTTAGTATCCTCATCCCATTTAAGCATTACCATCTAGTGATTTCCTCCAATAAAATTAAGCTTCTGAGAATTCGCCAAACGCATTAATACGTTCACCGTTCTCAACATTACCACATGCAACATAGCGACGTTCGCCGCTTTCTGCACCAACATATGATAGCCAACGGTATCCGTCAGCGTCCATCCAAGAGTCATATACAAATGACATCTCAGGCGTATACAAAGCTACAATATCGCCTGTAAGGCTTGGAGTTTTGCGTACATTCAGACCTGCGACCTTAACCGTAAACTTACCAACTTCGTCGTGATTAACAACTTCGTCAGCAGGTGTGATTGGTTGAGGTGCGATAACAGGTTCTGGCTGAGGTGTATCTGAATATGGTGGATAGAACCATCCAACGATACCAGTGAAGTCACGAGTGTTGTAACGAGCAGGAGCACCTACATAGAGGGCGTCCCAGTTGCCGTCAATGTTTTGTTCGATAGTAGACATAGTATAACCATCAGAGTCTTCAATAACGAGACCTGTATGTCCATAACCATGTTCTGCTACCGCCATAACAAAGATGGCACCACGACGAGGATTAACCCCAACTGCGTCATAAACAACTTCGTAACCTAGGCTAGCCGCAGAGTCGAGCAAGTCGATAGCGTTACCCCAAAGAATTTTACCGAAGTAAATTTGGGAGATACTGTTAGGTAGGTCTACACATTGTGTACCCCAAGAACCATCAGCATCCGTACCAATACCTTGATCTGCTAAACCGCGAGCATATTGAATTACTTCATCAACTGTTGCCAAATTATATCTTCCTTTCTATTCGTAGATCACAAATACCTTGTGATAGAGACCGTTTACTTTATACTCAGTTCTGAAATCCGAATACATGAAAGCGTTAGGGATTTTGATAAAGACGTCATCAGCTTCGCTTTTAGAAATATAGACGAGTTTATAATTAACCCGTGTGATATAGTTCTTATTGTTAGCTTTCTGAGTATCAATATCTTCCCGTGTTACAATACATGCCGGGTATTTCAACTGAATATTTTCTGGTGGTGTAAAGTAAACATTAGGACAAATTTCATCTTTTATCTTAAGAAGCACTTGTTCTCTTGTTTTCATTCTTTCACCTTAACCGATTCTTCATAGAAAGACTTAAAGTCCTTAAACTCGGTACCAGTCCAAACTTGAATATCGCCATCTTTAAAGACTAGAGCGTATTTACTTAAAGAGTTTTCCAACCCTTCTTGGTAATCCTGTAGCCCAAGCTTAGATAAAGATTCAAGTTTTAATTCATTTTGACTTTTTTGAGTAGCAGAAGTAACAACCTCGGCTAAACGTTCTTTGAGTTCGGAAATTTCCATGTCCTCAATCGTCAAAACCACACGAGGCGGATACGGACGAATACTTCCGACTTTATAATAGGAACCCATATACAAGATATGAGAAATCCTATTCACACGGTCGGTTGAGTCGTTCATTAGTGAAACATCAAACTTCAACTCAGTCTTAGTATTTTGGTTGATTGAGTTTCGGTCTTCTACGTTAAAAGATTTAGAAGAAATCTTAGCGGTTATAAGGGGCGATACAGTATACTTATACTCATGCACCCCTACGCTAATTTCTTCAGGCTCTTTAGAACGGAAGATAAGTCGAATTCCAGCTTTTGTCATTGTATTACCTTCCTATCTACCAGCCGCGCTTATTCAGCTTTCTTTGGTTTCTTTGGTTTTGGAGCTGTTTCAACTGTTCCGAGTTTCTTTTCGTCTTCAGTCATAGCTGCTCCATTGACAGTTTCGTCATAGTCTACAGCTTTAGCGCCAATACCCTTCACTTCAGTTGGGTCAGTTTGAACTGTCCAAGTTGGTTTAGTCTTAAGACCAGTAGAATCAAAATTCACAGCAGTTTCCTCAGTTGCTTCTGGATCAGTTACCTTAACAACGATAAATGATTTAGGAGTAACGATAGCGCCAGACAGACGAGCATGCATCAAGTATTTATGTTGCATGAAGTCGATATCGAAGCTATCGAATGTAGCGATTTGTCCGTTTGGAGACATACCGAACTGATAGTCAGCCAAGTTACCGATTACGAATGTTCCTTGAGGAAGTGCACGGTATTCAACCACTTCTTCACACATGAAGTAAGCTGCAATGTTTGCATTACCTGGTACTTGGTTGTTATCCATTGATGGCGCATACAAGTAACGGCCATTACCATCTTTCAACGTCTTCAACTTAGCCAAGTCAAATGGGTTGATGTAAAGTGATGGTTTACCAGAACCTTGGTATGCTGGGAATGCTTTCTTAATAACGTCATCAACTGCAGTCTTGAATGTAGCAGATGTGACGTTGATTGTGAACAACGGGTGATCTTTAAGGATTGGACGAATATGAAGTTCGCTAATCTTTTCAGGGTTGCGTTTACCAGTAGAAAGAGTCAAGTCACGGCCGTCTGAAAGGAAAGCAGCCTTAACGATTTCTTCTTTGAATTTAGCAGTTTGAACTTGTTGGATAAAGTTTACAGCCGCAAATCCGCCATCTTGCAAGTCAATCAAGTCATCATGGTCGATTGTTTCGCGACGGTGAATAGAACCTGGAGTAGTTTCACGGAAGTAAACTTCTTCGATAGAGTCCAGAGTTTGGTTACCTTTGATGTAGCCACGAGCACGAGCTTCATCTTCGGTCAAGTTAGCGAATAAATTCTTAACGCGCGGAAGTGGTGATTTACCGAATTGACCCATGATCTTATCGATGTTTAATCCACTTGGGTTGTAAACATTCAGGGCGCCATTAGTTGCTGGTTGTGGGAACAGAGTTTCCATACCAACCAAACCGTGTTGGATAGAGTCTTCACCCAATACACCATTGGCACGCAATACACCTGCGAGAGTAGAAGCGTTGCCGGAAATTGCGCTATGTAACAGAGTGTCAAGTTCCTTGTGATCTACAGCTGCAGCGCCTTGGAATTGGTTATGTTTCAAAATATTTTCTCCTTCAAAAATTGAATGTGACACGGATTCCCCTGCATCGGCAGAGTCATCACCTTCAGAATAACCGTCTTCAGACTCGAATCCATCTTCATCAGAATCGTAATCTGAGTCGTCATCTTCTTCATCGTATTCGCCTTCTTCTTCAAGACCGCGAATTTCTAATTCATTTTGAGCTTCTTCATCTTCCTCAGCATCAATAGCCTCGGCGATGTCTTCCACAACACCGTTGACCAATGTTGCCAACTCTTCATCAGTAAGCCCTTCTAAAAGTTCTTCGTATGAACGAGACATCTGTCCCTCCTTTTCTTCGTTGGCCTCTTCATCAGAATCATCTGAGTGAAGAAGAACCTGTGTAATCCCGGTGTAGATAACACCGCGATCGCTTTCATACTCTTCAGTCCCGTAAGCGCTATGGAGCATAACATGTTCAATAACAGCACCAGGGTTTGCACCCTTAAGAACTAGACTTACTTCATAGATTTCTCCATGGATTACGTCATTACCGTTCTTACGGATACCACGAGCGCCAATAGACATAGCATTTAAATCACCATGCTTAAGAAGCGTACGAGTATCTTGGGCATGGTCTGTATCGTTAAGATACCCATATCCATAGACACCCTCATCGCGGTGCTGAAGAATCATATACCCCAATACGTTTGAGGGACTGGAGTAATCATGTTGCCATACGATAGGTACTTGAGCGCCGTTACTTTGTCGGAAAGCGTCATGACGAATTGTCACACCATCCGAACAACGGATATCGTTCTTAGTTACCCATCCGGCGAAATCAGCCTTTTTTCGCAACTACTTTTCCTCCATAAATTTTTATACATCCAACGGGTTACCGTATTCATCTACCGGATTTCCTTCAGCATCAACATATCCACCTTGTCCATCTTCATAGATTTCAGGATAACCTTCTTGGGTTGTACCATCATAACCACCTAGACCCATTAAATCAGTACCTGTTGAAATGTTCTTATTAAAGAGCATATCACCGATACGACTTGGGTGAGGTGCGCGACCTAGCATTGCACGAATTTCATTCGATGTGAATATCGCATTACGAGCAAATAGATCAGCCGCAGTACCTAGTTGTTCAACTGGTAGCATACGGAATGGGTCACGGTAATACTGGATTACCTGCCCTTGAGTTCGAGCTGTCTTAGTTAGGAAGATACGGTTAATACCGTCAACAATAGTCTGAAGTACAGGGTCGACTGCTCTATGATAATAGAGATTTAGTTCAGCCTGACTTGCAGTACCATCTAAGACTTTGGAAGAGATACCAACTTGGTTATAGTAATCCTGTTGAAGCTTACGAATGTCATCCACAAGGTTGTTGTTGATATTACCACCTGTGTGAATAAATTTCTCGTTAGCATCAAGGGTCGCTATACCAAACTGGCTATCTGCCAATTCTTTTTCAAGCTGAGTCTTACGACTCTTAGCCTGTTCCTGACGTAAGCTACTCTTTGTGGCATATGGGATTTGGATAAACCCGTTAAGTTTACCAGCCGCCACTGCCTTATCTTGAGAGTACATCAAATCCATCTTTTGCTCAAGCAGTTTAAGCGTTGAGTTACGGTCTTTAAGTAGACCAATAAGAGGAGACTCCAAGATAACAATTGACTGTTTAGACAACGTCAAGTCTTGTTCTAATCCATTTTGATCATTATAGACTTTAACCCGAACAGCACGAGGATACCATTGCGTAATCTTACCAACACGCATTGATAAGATATCATAAGAACCGTCATCGTTGGGTTTTGACGTTGTGTCGACGGGGACAATTGCAACGACGCCTTCTTCTAAAAGAGACCAGGCCACATCATAGATAAATGCACGACCGGTTTGGTCAATATTAGCAGATGTTGTCAAGCAATTGATCAGACCTGAGTCGACAGAAGTCTGATTGCCGTCTTCTTCGTTGATTTTCAAATGTTTGAAATCGACCATTGCGACATCAAGAGAAATCATAGAGATAATACTATTGATTAAATCTTGATGCTTGAAGGTATAACCACGGAGCGCACCTGATGGCCGACCAATACCTGAGCCGGAAACCAAGTCAGGGTCATAATCAATACCATTGTTGGTTGACATGAATGCGTTCCATGACCCTAGAGGGTTATTTACCATCCTACAAGAATGCCTCCTTATTTCGTTTATAGGCAACCCAAGCATCCATTAGTGCAGCGACATTATCGATTTTCTCATCACTACGCATCTTGGACAACTTATAGTTACCATTATTATCTTGGATAACAACGGCGTTACCCATAGCATACTTCATGAGCTCCTCAAAGAATATGAGGTCTCGAGAAGTCGCCATATTCTTAATCTCACCTAAAGGTACAGACTCAGTTCTAACACCTTGTCGTACCACTTCTACACCAACATCACCATTCTCCATAGTCCAGCGGTCAATAAATTCGGCCGCATTATATGGGTCATAACCAAACGATACGATAGTCCATTCCATCTCTTCAATATAACGTTCTACATCGTCATAGACTATTTCCCAATCGAGATAGTTACCCGGCATGATTATTAGAGTACCTTCAGCTACGAGCTGGTCATACTTAGCTTGTGTAGCCGAGTTTAGACGTAGATATTTGACCTCAGATACATAAGACCTTGTTTGAACACCATATCGGCCTCGTCCCAACGGAACTAGCCAAGTAAACGCCCAGAAGTCATCACCTTGAGAGGCATCCATACCCATAGATACTTCCATACGCCTGAAATTCTGTCTTCGATGAAGCTCAGTTTCTTCAAATGTAAAGAAATATGTAGTACCCTCAACCGGGATACCAAACCTTTTAGCTAGGATATCGTTCCGGTTTGCTGGGGAATATTCGGCACGTCTTACGTCACGCTGATATGCTTCATAAGAAACGGTTATCCCAATATTAGGACAAGCCTTCATCCACATATCTGGGTTTCCTACTTCAGCCACATCATCTAAACGATAATACCAGATAGAAGTATGTGGGTTTTCGTATTCACCACGAAGAATAGATAAAAGCTCGCGCTTAATTGAGTCACCAACCGAGTCACGAACCGTACCCTCTGATGATACTGCTAAGATAATATAATCATCAATACCATCTTTAGAAGCCGATTGTTCAAGCGCACCGATTACATCTTCTTTGATGTCACCCGACAGCCATTCGTCGACTGTAGCATATTTAGCACGAGAACCTTGAAGTTTTGGAATTGTCATCGGTTTAACTTCTAAGATTGAGTTGGTTAAACGATTAACAATACCATCCTTAGTTACGGCCAGCTGAGACTGGGACTTCTGTGTCCTAGCCTTATTTCGACCACGAGTAAGTACACGAAATAAAGGAAAGCCTTCTTCGGCGCTTCCCGCCCTAGTTATAGCAGTTGCAAAAGGGTATAATACTTCTGCCGCTTGCGCCATAGTAGGGGCTGTTGTAACTTGTTGGGTTGAATTGGTGTCCATCACAAGACCGAAAGCCTGATGAAGTGTGGCATATAAAGACTTAGCGTTACCCCGGGCCACAATAAGGTATTGCTTGTTCCGAAGTCGGCGCTTATGTCTAATTATTTTGAATTTTCCGGTCTGAGGATCATAGACCTTCTCTTCTTTAAATTCAAACCATGCCAGTAAATCCTCAGCCCATAATCTAAATGTCGGAAGTAGGGTGAGGGGTCGACCATCCACCAGGGTCATCTCATTCTCACAGAAATTGATGAACCCTTGTATGGCATCTGGGTCATAGTAATAGTTTGGGTTAGCGATATCCGCGTCGATACGGTTCATTTGCATCGAGATTTCACGACATACAGGAATCTCTCCACGCAGTACAGCGTCTCGAAATCTACCGTACTCGACAGGAACCGCAGTATTGCTTAATACCACTTGTTAGACTCCTTTGCTCTAAATACGTTTCTAGTATTTATAAGTCTTGAGTTTTCCAGATTTAGCGTCTGCAACTGTTACCTCACGACTATATGAAGAACGGCGGTTATCTTTATTCTTAAGCGCCTTTTTATGACGATTATTCATATCAACTTTACGCTGATCTTCAACACGCATATCTTGAAGGCGCCTAATTTCTTTACCAGAAGCCCCACGTTTTAGAGCGTTCTTAATAGCTTCATCACGCATCTTAAGATTATAATTATAAGTCTTATCGTCTTTTTTAACGCGTGCCTCATTTGCTGCAGCTTCAGCAGGAGTCATTAGGTCGGAACTGCCACCTTTCTTCTTCCACTTCATACCCTTTTTACCATAGTGTAAGAGCGTGTCTTCTGAAGAGATGCTTTGTTTCAAACGAGGAAGTTTTACGCGTTTGCGAATCTTTTCGATGTATTTATTTTCCTGTTTCATACCCTCACGGGTTCGACTAGGTACTACGTTACCGCGACCTTCTCGTAAAGCGCGCTTAACGTCGACATTCTTCTTCCCATCAATAGGGTCGCTTGCGGTGTTGTAGGTTCTACCATATTTAGGATCGTTTATTCGACGTTTGTTCGACTCTGAGCGATCTTTCAACCCACGCTCACGATTCTTATCAAAGGTTTGATCGTCAACCCAATTGACGGCATTTTCGATACCTTCTAATGCGGAATTAACACCGTTTGTCAGATGTTTTTTCCATTTCATACCCTTCTTACCGTAATGCATTAGTGTATCATCAGAAACACCGGAATGTTTTACTTTTTTAGTAGTCTTCTTCTGTTTCTGCTTCTCTTTACGATCTAAAGCGCCGATATAATTCCGCATAGCTTCTTCGTGTTTATCAAGGTACTTCTGTTCTTTCTTATTTCGAGCTTTACCTTTTTCAACACCGCCTTTGATTTTACTTTGATAGTAAGCCGCATCTTTCTTATATTTCTCGGCCTCTTTGCCATAGTCGCGATTTGCTTCGCGTTCTTCAGCATCAGCCATAGCCGCTTGAGCAGGGGTCATACCTTGACGACCTTTTTTCCACTTCATACCTTTCTTACCGTAATGTAAGAGTAGGTCTTCTTGTGACGGAAGATAAACCCCGTTAATAATTTCACCCATATTTACTCCTGATTGTGTAAGACCTCCTTTTAAATCAAAGTCAGTCTCGGAATATTTATTAAAGATCTTTTTAACAGATCCTTTATATTTCTTACGAGTAGCCTTTGCGTCTTTACGAGCATCGTATGCCACATTCGTAAGAAGTCGGTTCTGCTCGGTCGGTTGACTATCGTATAAGTCCTTAGTCAATCTATGGATTTTCTTAGACAGCTTATATTCTGATTTACCTTTCTTAACACGCTCACGTACATATCTATACGTTTGATAGTGTTCTTTGGAGAAGTTATTCCGAGCATACCTATCGCGTTTACCAAAGATGTTCATACCCCATTTCATACCTTTACGACCAGCGTGCTGGATCATAAATCGGTTCTGAATAGTTTCTGGGATATATACATCGACACCACCCACATTAATAGATTGTGTAAATTTAGTCATAGTGGTTGGTACATCCTTAAACGCTTTAGCCCATTCTTGTCTTTTCTTAAACGCCTCGATAGCGTCTTTAGCAGCTTGCCCAGATAGATTACGTCCGGCGATACTTGAAGGTGCTTTTGAATATACATCCAAAGCTGCCGAACCTACTTTACCAATAAATGCAAGACGAGCTTGTTTCTTTTTCTGTAGGGCTTCTAAGCGAGCTTTCTCGGGAGCCTCTACTAGTTGTTTAAACCTCTGCTCAGCCTCTAGTCTAGCGATTTTGGATTTCAATGCCTTAGTTGACATATTATCACGAGTCCGATAAGCATCTCGGAACTCGGCTTCTCTTAACCGCTCATCTACAGACCGACGAAGTTTCTTAGGCGTTTTGACGTTTTGCTGTTCTGGTTTAGTACCATGTTTACCACGGACTCCACCTTTCGGCTGACGTCGCCCAAATATATGCATACCCCACTTCATACCCTTACGCCCGGAATGGTGGAGTTCATTAGATGTCAAGTTTGACAAGTTCTACCTCCCATCTAGCACGAGTGAGATTCTCATCCCGAGCCTCTTTTAATGCGGTAAGAACGGATGCTTGTGGTGGGTCATAAGATATGAGAGCCGAGATACAAACATAGTTCTTAGCAAAGGTATTGTTTCTAAGACGTTCCTTAATTCCTTCTGCCAAATCCATATGACCATAGAAGAACTCTGCCCAAGTTAGATTAGGTTCGGCGATAACACTAACGTTATGCCCGACACCATTTTGAACAAGAACACCAAGTGCTGCATCAATCGCTACACCTAGTTGAGTCTTAACTACATGGTTCGAATTCGGTTCGGAATCATGTAACACCCCGACGAAGTTGAGTACGTCTTCATAGATAGTAGTCATAAACTTCATCCTTACCACAATTTTGTGTCACCCGGTTTACGTTCTATCCACATTTGATACTCCTTTTGATCGTAGTGGATACGCTTATGGGTGCTGTCAGAGACCGTAATCAGTCCGTCAGGATCGAAGCAATTCTCGGTCAAGTTTTCTATATCCTCCTTGGTTAGTGGATTCATATGGTGAACCGTGATTGGACCATCCACAAATAACTTCCGAACACCAAGGTCTTGAGCTAGGTCTCTACGTATAATCGCCGCACGACATTGTTGCCATGCATGAGACTTGTAGAACTGATTGGATATTTCTCTTGGAGCTTCATGATGTACGCCACGAAGTCTTAGATAGTTTAGCCGCTCAGTATAGGACTCAAGTTTGGACATTTCTGTATAGGTGAGTCTATTGCTCATAGAATTCACCCTCGATGACTTCTGCCGGCTTACCGGAGTATCCTTGGAATGCCTTATACGCTTGTTTGAAGTCAAGTTCAGATTCCTGGTCGCTACGAATCAAATCGATACGTGCTTGCAATAACTCTGCTTGTAACTCCAACTGTTTACGTTCAAGACGAGCTTTAGGACTAGCTTGGTTTAGCCAGTAGACAATCTCAGAGGCCGATGCCGTTCCTTCCTGAAGACGCTTTTCCGATAGACCCATAGCGAGTTCCATCATTTGCAATTCACGCTGTTCAGGCGAACGTGCAGGTCTGTAGGCTCTCTGGTTATCGAATTCAGCTACTTCATTCGTCATAGTTATTCAGCCTCTCCTTTCTTCCGTGGTTTGACCGTGTCGGGTTCAACGATATAAGGTTGGTTCATAACAAAACCTTCATCAGTTTGAAGCCATTCGTCACCAACGTTCACGACAACTAGACGTTCCTCACGCTTAGCTAATCGTACAATATTATCCTCTGCTTGATCAGGGGTTGAACGAATGAATACCCCGGCAGGTGCTACAACTTTATAGGTCGTTTTTGCTGCTGCCACGATAGTTCTCCTCTCTTTCTTTATCTTTAGAACCCTTTTTCATAAGTTTTGGACTCCAACAGACCGACTTTAGGTGAGTTTTCAGAACACTCATCAGTCCTGTCTAACAAGTCTTCCAAGCATGATTGTGAAAGGAGCCAAAGTCAACCGTACTCTTTACACCCAATCCTAGAATCAGCCTGTTGAAATCCAAAACCATTTTGAAAAAATTCGCAACGGGGGAATTTTTGATACCAGCCCCGATGCTGAAGAGGGAGCCCTGTAAAGGGTACCCCCCGGGGGTCTAAAGTTTTATTTCATTTTCATCTTCATTAAGAAACTCAAGATCTTCTTCGTAATCTTCAGGTTTGGGTATCAACTTTAGATTTCCGAAGATGTTCTCTTCAAGCATCGAAGACACCGCTACCGACCAGGCATGTTCGTAATCTTCAATTGAACTGTCATTCAACATTGGCATGAGTGATGCGATGTAAGACTCAAGGTTGTAACCATGATCAATGTCCCAACGTCGCCAAAGCTCATACTGAGTCCAAGGATTGAATGGGTTGTCCTCTGTCGTTAACATAGGTTTCTCTCCTTTCTATGTTGTACTGTAGTGATAGTACAACATGATGTATCATACATGTAGTGGTAGACCCACCAACTTCTATTCAGCTTTGATCTTACCAATAGTAGAACTACTTACACCTAAAGCTTCTGCTACTTGTGCTATAGTATAACCATTAGCAAGCAGAGCCTTAGCTTTACTCTTACGAGCATCAGTCATCTGTTTGTTAGCTCTTGGTGTAGCAAGGGACTTGAGCTGGCTATCATCCATAAATGATACCAGTTCTTTTAGTAGAGTACCTGATACAGCATTAGATTGTACTGCATCCCATTCCTCATCTGTTATAGTGACGGGCGTTCTTTCTGCACCCACCATAGACCTTGCTTTGTTCAAAGCTTGTTGTTTGATACGAGAGATCTCATCCTTCTTCAGAACTTCATCCTCTGATCTACGAGCAATCTCAGCCTTACTAGATACCTCAGCCATACGCTGGGCTTGGCGTTCTTTGATACGGTTAATCTTTACTTTGTTGACCTTGTCTTTCATAGACAGGACTTCCTCTGAATAAATCTTAGCCGCTTTAGGATCACGGGCCGGCATCTTAATACCAGTCATTTCTGCGTCGACCTTATTCTTGAATGCCTTGAGTTCATTTATATAGTCCGCATAATGATGCTCCGTCTTAGTTGCGTTAGGCCCAAGGAAGATGTTAGCATCCTTAACCATATTGACAACATAAGTTTCTTTCTTATTACGCCATACTGTTTTTGTACCACCCGACTTAGATTTAGGGTCGGGTATTTGTACTTGATACCCGTCAGTAATAACGGATTGTTTATGGCGGGATATAATTGTGGCTGCCGATTCATATTCTTTATCGGGCGTTAAATCTTTTTTCAACTTAGCGGGGTCAATTACTTTATCAACCCGACGAGTCTTAGGATTATATCTTTCCAGCTCACCATACTTAACCCTATCGATATGAGTCATATACCGTTTCATTAATGCGTCGATACCATTCTCTTCAGCAGAGCGCTTATAATTAAGCTTATGTTTCTCAGCATCAATAACAACCATTGAATGTTTTACAGCACGCGCAATCTCACTAGAAGGTGCGCCTTGTAATGTCATATCAGTAATAAGGTTTGATACAGTACCCATCAATGTTTGTTGGAACTTCTTATCAATAGGTTTAAATGTACCAGGCTTATCAGCATACATATTAGGGTCAAAATTCTTAAGTTCTTTAAGACTATCCCTAGTTTTAAATTTCCCTTTATTATTAGGGATAACATATGCGGTATCACCATCGAAGTCAGCCCCAGACATTTTAGAAGCAACCTTTGGATGAATACCGATAGCATCAGGACTGTCTTTGGAAATCATCTTACGAGCTACACTGTTGTTATTTACAGTAAGCTCAGGGATTTCAAACCGTCCACCATGAGGATATCGAATAAGGACAACCTTCTCACCATTCTTATAATTAGGAGCGTATACTTCATTCTCCTTCATATCAGGTACAGGTAAAATAACATGCCCTTGGAAACCTTTAGGTGCTGCGGCTTTCATATGAACCTGCTTAGACTCAAGGTCAGACACAAATGACTCCATCAACTGTTTCTTAATTACAGGGTTATTTACTTTCTGAATACTTTCATACTCGTCTTGTACCTGCTTCATAGTTGCTTTTAATCGTTCATGTACAACAGTCGTAGGTTGTTTAGAAAGGAATTGAGAAGATAAGGCTTTAGACCAGTTACCCCAATCACCTTCCTCATTTACGATATTAACAGAACCAATTTGCGGAACCTTATTTCCAAACCGGTCTTTAACTCCAGGTTTATAAACAGGATTACCCTTGCTATCTACAAGCGTGTTCTGGCGCTTTACAGTGGCTCCAAATGGGTTTGGGCCATCAATAGGGGCACCACCTTCAGGGTTCTTCTTAAGCTCTTTAAGGACTTCCTGAGGCGTCTTATTAGCTGTCTTATTGGTATTAAAGATAATATCTGTACCTTTGGGAACATTCTTGAACATTTCCTCAGTACCATATAAAGCCATACCCTTAAGATAATGAGTACCACCTACAGCAATACGAACCTGAGCATATGATGCTTTACCAAGATTTAAATCTTTAACGCCAGGACGTAAGAACATAGCTCCATCCATCATAGCGCCATCATCATTGGTACCATGACCCTTTTGTCCTTCAGGAATGGCGTATCGAATATAAACTCTATCCCATCCAATCGACTTAGGGCGCTCCATTTGTTGGAACATACGGGCGTCGCCATTAACGGCAAACTCTTCAACAGGACGAACTTTGTCCATGTTTTGATAAATTTCGCGTCGCTCAACCCCTTTTTTCGTCAAAACCTTGACTGGTGTTGAATTATTCTTGTCTGTAACCTGCGCAATACGGAGATTATGCACCTCGTATTCGCCAGATTCCACCAAAGCATTGAGACCAGCCTTGAGTTTTTCCTTAGAAATACCCATCTGAATCTCTACACCCTTACCAACATCGATATATTTAGACCGTTTTACAGCGTCTTCGAGCGTTTGTGCGACCGCTTCGGTCTGCACTCTTTGCGCTCTAGCTGACTTATTTGGGTTCTTAATTTCATCCAAATAGTTGCGAACAGTCTGTCCAGTAGTCCCAATTGTCTTGGCAATATCGTCAATAATCATACCTTCGGACTGCAATTTTGAAATCCGTTGCATGTTATATTGTTTCAATTCTTCCTTGGCAATTGTTACTTTTGAACGATAAACGGTTGTGGAAAGACCCATTTGTTTTGCAATTTCATTGTCCGATAAACCGCGTTTTTTCATCTCATCACGGTCTTCAATGAACTTATAATTCTTCGGCAAATGCAAAGATGGATCCCAAGGATAACGTCCAGACTTACGTTTTACCCCATAATGTTTGAGGATAATTTCTCGTCCGACATCCGAAAGTTGATTTAAATCATTCATGATTTCATCTTCATTTCCGAAGACATTTCCGAAATCCAATGCGTAATCCTCCTCAAAAATCTTAAAAATACCCAAATCACTAGCACGTCATATAAGGCCATATAAGGCCCGTCACAGCATTTTAGCCCAAAGATGAACTATTTACCGGACAATAACGTAAAACGCGATACAGGGCGAATATGGGCCTCTGAGGGCTATTACAGCGCCTCTAACTTCCCAAAACTGAGAAAACCCATAAAAACTATAAAAATACATACCGAAATGATATATAAACTTGAAACCACCTAGGTCTAGTATATGCGAGAAAGTACAAACTTCACCAACACTTGATTGGGTAAATTGGCTGTAGTGAGAACCATCGGAACATCATATCTCACCACCCATTTACGTCATGTTTATGAAACACACTTTTATCACGAACATGTAGCTTGCTGCTAGTACCACATGTCTAACCAAAATTAAAAATAGGAGATTATAAATCCAACGCCGAAGCGCCAGACCAAGACTAGGGAAAAATAAGAGAACCTAGTCGAGTTTGAAAAACACTTTGAGGTGATGTTGCAGGAAATGACAGAAACTGCAACTTTTTATTATGAGTAAATAATTCAGAAAGGAAACATTTGTAAGGAGGTTTAACAATGCCTATGTTATGACGCTTACCCAAACAAGTAAAACTTTACTCACACTCACCCAGACCTAAGCAGTTTGAAGCTTATATATCAAATCGCACTCCGAAACTCAGAATACTAAAATAAATATGTATTTTTACCTAAATCGAACAAAAACACCACAAATGTCTAAAAACTAGGATTTTCCTATAATATTAGACTTTTGTGCCACTTTTTCCCAAAATCCCCAAAATCCCACGGTTTTTTCAGAAACTTTTTATATATATTGATTAGAATTCCTTGTTTATTATACTATTTTTTATACTTTTAAGATTATAGTTCCCGTACGCGCGAGACTATTAAAAATAATATAAATATATATAATAAAACAACATAATACCATACAACCCTATAAACCCTATAAAAGTCATATAAAATCTAATTAATATATTTAAAACTTTTCTGAAAAAACCGTGGGATTTTG